AATATACTTTTCTTTAAAGCCAGCCTTTTCAAACTGCTCTTTAATAGCTGGTGGAATGCGATCAAAGCTTCTGCTTTCAACAGCCATAGCCATATAATTTAAAGCCGCAGATAATTTTGCCTGTGACTTAAATGGATCATCATCGCCTAAAGATGTAGCAAGCTTGTTTGATATATTAATTATATCTCCACTAACAAAAGCATAACGTAATTTCTTTTGAGTTTCTGGAAGATAAGCAACACCTACGCGATCACCATGCTCAAGTTGGAAACCTTGAAGTTCTTCATTTGCAGTCGCTAACATTGCACGAGCAGTGCCAGTTGCGCCAGACGATGCAGAAGCGTTGATATCTGCCATCATTTTGTTTGTTTTAAGCACACCGTTTTGTGCAGCGTTTTTGTCATCAAACTCTACTTTGTCAATAAACAACTTCGTTTGATATTGCTTAGATGCAATAGCACCAGCAGACTCGACAAAGCCAGAAAATTTTCCAGAAGCCTCACGAGTTGTGTCTAGGAAAACTTGAAATTCTTTTGCAAACCCTTCAGGATCACGCTCATATTGTGCAGCTGTTTTCTGTGCTACGCTATCAATATCAAGCGCAAGCGCATCAGTATAACGCTTGTTTGCAATTGGCTCATAATATCTTTGTGCTACAGTAGATAGAGACTTTGGCATCTCAGGGAATGTTAAGTTGCCATTTGTATCTCTTGCACTAATGGCTGCAAGCCTAGCCTCATCTTCCCCTTTGGTTTTTTCAGCATTGTAAGCATATTCAAAGGCAGCATCAAAGATACGCTTGCCAGCATTAGACATAGCTTGCCCAGCTGCAACACCGCTTCTACCCATAGACACAATGCCAATAGGACCAACTGTTGTGGTTTGCTGTCCCTTCAATACTTCAATTTTAGCCATAGAAAATTATCCTCTTGCAACGGATGCAGCTTTATAACCATTGCTAGCCAAGGTTGACACCTGATTGATTAGAGCTTGATCCATAGCCGCTTGCCCCTCAAAGCCAGCAAACGCAGCCTGACTAGCGTAACGCCCTCTGGTAAACAAACTCTGCAAATCAGCAGCCCGCAACTCTTCGGCACTCTTTGTTTTGCCAGCTTTTTGTATTGCCTTTAAAGAACGATCATCACCGCGTCTATTAAAGCCAGTAATTGCTGAAGAATTTCTTAAGAAGCTAGTGTATGTTCGAGATCTAGCTGTAGCAGCAATTTCTGCATTAAGCTTAACCATCTCAGCATTTTCTTTAGCTTGCCTTGCCACTTCATCTTGGCGAATTTTTTCTGCTCTGCCTGCTTGATCTTGTCCGGCAATAGTAACCGCAGTACCAACAGCCAATGCTGCATACATCCAAAAACTCATTGGAACGCTACCTCCACCACCATACCATTTAGTTGCATGTCAAGTGGTGCTATCTGTGAAATTGTAACAACTGGGTCTTTACTATAACCCAGCACCCTAAATTCTTTTTTGCCTGTGAACGCCTGTCTCGGTTGAGCAGGGTTAAAGGTCACATTGCGAATAATCATATTGGTTCCATTAACCGAAACACTCAGCGTGTCTTTTAGGTCAAGCACAACATTAGTTATCTTACGAGGTCTGCCTGTTAGTGGGCCACCTTGCACCATAGCATCTAATGGCATTGTAGTTAATTCAGGCACAAACTTATAACCAATCTCAGCTGACGTTGAAAGCTTAACAGCACTAACATCCACGTTGCCACTAGCTACAGTAAACTGTCCAAGGTATTCTGTGCCATCAATAACATCTACTACAGCACCATCAGAAAAAGTTGATGAAACATTGAATACGCCAGCAGTGCCAGTAAAGTCTGCACTAAAGTCCATATTCAACTCAGGCGTAAATTGCTCAAGACAAAGCGCAGGTGTGCCATTACCGTCATCTCTTGACGTTACAACAAACAGCTGCTCATCAACTGCACACACAGAATGATACCTGCCTTCTGTAGTCCAACGCATCCATCCAGCACGTTTTTCAGATCTGATACTGTAGAATACACCAATCTCACCATTATCCATTAGGAAGAAAGCATACCCCCCTGGGCGATCTAATGAACCCTTGACCGCAGCCAATTGAACAGGCGAAGAAATAAGGTGAGAGGATAATATGGAAACCATATTAGTTGTATAAGAGGCTTCTGTGTCGCTAAAGATATACTCTCTTACAGCAGTGCCAGTTGCTTGAACAAACAATGTTGCACCATCTAAAGACAGTGGCCTTACATAGCTAGAGCCAAAAGGAGTCTGGCTAGATATTTTTGCTGTTGATGCAGTAATCGGTGCGTCTTGAAATGCCGGTAAATAAAACTCACCTTGGTTAGCAAATACCTGCAAGTCTCTATTAGATACAAGATGCCTAACAAAGTTAGTCACACCTACAGATACTTCCAAATCTAGCGCATCAAAGTCCTCACCCTTGCCAACGTCAAAGTTAAAGAACTCACCACTAGCTGATGCCCATATGCCACTAGGCTGTGATGGTGTTCCACCAAACCACAATCTATTTTCATGGAATGTTACAGCAGCCGGAAAGCCTCGGTAGGAACTAAAAGATTGCTCATACCAATCAGTTGTTGCAGCAGTGCTGCTAATAATGGGATTGCCACCACCTGTTGCCGTAGCTGAAGCAGATCCACCAGCTTGATAGTCAAATTCATTGGCACTCAATATTCTTGTAATTGTCCTTGTGCCGTTGATATTTCCATTGTTAATGCCGCCTAATGCGCCAGCATCACTTATCGTGATAGAGTCGCCTACGCTAAGACCATGCGATTCCATTACAACATGAACCTTGTCAGAGCCTTCTGTTGTGTTTAAAGAATCAAAATCTAACTGCCTTTCAATCGTACCTTGTACGTTTACGGTAGCTGTAGTGGAGCTAGTAACTGCGGTAATGTCTACCTGCGTATCGTGTATTAAAAGACTTGAACCAACCATACCGGCAACAAAGTAAGCAGAGCTAGTTGTTACTGTAACTCCTGTCCCTGATGTAGCCGATGGCGCAATTGTAACTGCACTACCTTGAAAATTGTAATAAGGCTGTAGTTTTTTATTACCATCAGCAGAGATGTCAAACTCATACACCCGCACCTCAAAGCTTGTTAAACCTGTTCTAACAAGCTCCAATGGTGAAAAATCTGTATGCGCAATAAACATAAAGTCGCCGCTTTGCGCATAAGTAAACTGTGTTAAGTTTGTATATGTAAACGGAAGATCATCGCCATCAACGTCAGTTGTTAATGTAGCAACAAGAGAGTTAAACGAGCCATCAGTATTAACTCTAAATATTTGTATGCTACCGGCAGTAGTGCCAGCGATGAAAGCTACTACATACTTTTCATCGCTTGAAAACAAGAATGGCTCAAGACGTATTTGCTGTGTATAGCTTAATGAGTAAGCAATAGGATTGCTAGCACCATCTAAAAATTTATGATGCAACTCCGAGCCAGGGCGATTTATAATACCGCCCTCAGAGCGAATGAAAACATTCTTTACAGATTGCCCAGCTTGATTGTAAACAGCCGCATCAATGCGGCTAGTCAGTGATGGGTTAATCTCACCAAAAACAAAGTTGTTTAGCGGTATCCGTATTCTCGCCATTAACTTCGCCTTTCAGTAATAAACCTCGATGTAACAAGTTTGCGTGTTGTTTGCTGCTGGCTGTCCAGAGTCTTTGCTTGCTGCAAAAGCTCTGCTGCTTTTCTTTCCAACAAAGCTGATAGCTGCTCATCTCTTGCAATTGATAGAGCAAATGATGCACCTAATGAAAACTCGGCAGCTAATGTAAAGTATGATGGAAAGTTAGGTTCCAACGCTCTAAAAGTGTAGTCAGCAATTAACGCATCATTTTGTGATGAGTTGCTAAATACTTTGTCAGCATAAATATTATATTCAATGATAGCATCATTAACTGTAACAGCATGTAGCATCAACAGATCAGATGGCAATTGATGTGCTGTGTCATATCTGCCGGTTGGGGCATTAGTTAATAGATTTAATTGTGCTTGTTTTGTAGAAAAACGCCAACGACTAGAACACATCAATGTCCTAATTACATCTTCATATATAGCATTAGCAACAGTTGCTTCTGTGCTTGTGGCTGTGAACGAAGTAATCGGCTCTGCTCCAATAAGGATCAGGCCGCGTGACGCAATATCAATGTCAGAATTAGCTACTGTTGGCATCAGATAATGGGGGGCCGAAGCCCCCCACCCCTATTAGTCTGTGTCTGTTTCAGCAATGGCTGTGCCATCTGAAACGTCAACTACACCGCTAGCATTCGATAGAACATTTACGAAGCTAGTTGTTGGTGTTGCAGTATCCACGACGATAATAACATCACGAACTGCAAGCATGTTCGATGCGTCATTAAAATAACCGGCAGTGTTTACGTCAGCAATTGCATCTGCTGAAGTGTAAAACCACAGGTCGCCGTTAGAAGCACCACCAATGCGAGTAAGGTTTGCTGCATTATAAGCCATTTCTTCTTACTCCTTAGTTGTTGTCAAGGACTTCATAGACACCGTTGTCATCAATAACAACAGCACCCATGGACATCATTGAGGTTGCGAGGTGGGCAGCCTTCTCAGGAACATAGTTAATCTCTGTCTGAACGTCAGAGTTAATACCAAGGCCAACAGAAGTTGAATGGTATGCCATGTTCTTACCAGCTGTGATTGCTGATGTTGAAAAGATCTTGAAGCCCAAGAACTCTTTCATTGTCATGCCACCAGCGAATGGCAGGTTCTGTTCACCGACATAATCTGATGAGGCAAACTCATCAATCAGGAACAGGTCTGCATATCCTTTTGGATGCATGGCAAGATAACGCTGACCATCTTCTGGAATATCGGCAGTACCGAATGTTTCAAAAAGAGTAAGCAGGTTAGCTTTAGTCAGAGCCGCACCAGTTGTGCTGATCTGAGTTGCGTTTGCACCAGCGTCCATAGCTGTGTACAGGATTTCGTCAGTCTTGCGACCTAGAGCAGCGGCAGCAGATTGTGCTACAGCTTGACGCTCATCGATGTTTGTTTTCAACTCATCGAGTTTGTCAATGTACTCTGGTGCATAGTAGTCAGCCATAGTAGCTTCTACGTTAGTATGCGCCAATTCCATTGGAGTTACGTTGCCGTTACGAGACTTTGTGTTGGCAGAACCAGAACCAATCTTCTGGAACCGAACAACAGAACCACGAACATTACCAGCGGTGCGTACAGTATTGCGGAGTTTAGAACCCATGCGCTGATAAGCCATGTGAACTTCAGTCTCGAACTGCTTGATAAAGGCTTGGTCAATTGTATTAGCCATTTCTTTCAGTCCTTATAAAAAAGTTTCACTACACCAACGGTTGTCCGTTTCTTGCGTCATTCAGTTGTCTCGTTGCGAGGCTGTCAGTTTGAAACAGGCCGTAATATCATTCAAATCGCACCTCTATGGCGGGATTGCAACGCACAAAACGAACACAAGAAAATCCATTTATGGTTGTTGTTTGATCTGAAAAGTAAAAACCCAACCAATCCAACCACTTGAGAGTTCTGGTGTGATCGATTGGCACAACATTTTCTAACAGATCATATCGATCTTGCAGGTAATCTACTATCTGTCTAGTTACCTTTAGGAATTTGCGTGATTCTTTTTCTACTAAATCACTGCCTAACAGCCATATGATTGCGCTAGTCAAGTCATCTTCTTCAGAAACAGTTGACACACCATACATGCAAGCAGGTTCGCCATTGAACAATATTGTCCAAGTCTTACCATGCTTATCTGTTAATGGCGTATGAAGCGCAGCCCAAGGAGATGCGCCAGCTATCATACACTCACGAATATCAGTAGGACGTAGGCGATGCTGAAGATAGGCAGCGTGTTCACTTGTTGCCCTAACTATTTCAACATCGCCATCCTTATGAAATGCGCTACCTGTAGATTTGGGAAAAGCCCTCTTCGACTTTTTTAACATAGGCAGCATCTCTCTTGACAGGGTTCCAATAGCGTGGGTCTTGCATCATTGTGCGCAGTTCATCTTCAGACATACGCATAGCTGGTTGACCATCACGAGACACACTTGAGCCTTGCATGTTTTGCATAAGAAACTCCAACGCTTCGATACCTTTAGCGGACTGACCAACTGTCATTACAACTTCAGAAAACTCTTCCGGAAAAAACTTTTGCGACCAAAGCTCAACAGCTTCAATACGAGCATCAGCATTGTCGCCCAATGCTTGACGTTCTGCATCAAGATCTGGACCCATTGCTTCAAGAGCAGCGGCGTATTGTTCTATCCCACTCTCAAACTCTTCCTGACTATAACCATTTTCATGCGCATGTTTAGCCCACCATTGGAACAGTTCATTGTCACTTGCAAGATCTTCGTCAATCGTGTCGGGGATTGCATAATCACCAGCGGTGGCAGGTCTGTTTGAGTAAGCTTCTGCCTCCAACTCAGACAAAATCTTTTCACGCAAAGCACCTTCACCCTGCCCTAGCTTAGACTCTAGTTCAGAATATGATGAAGCCATATCTTCTGGTGATTTAAACTTTTCAGGAAGCCACTCTGGTCTGTCGGACACAGGTGCTTCTGTAGCTACTGCTACTTCCACATTATCTGCTTGTTCCATTTTTCTCTACCTTTTCTGCATGTTTAATACGCCTCTCAAGGAGGCCGACTAGATACCGCTGCCCTTCGAGATGCCTTAATTCGGCATCACTTGCGGCTGGCCCTGTGACTGCTTCAATTGTTATAGAACGCAGATACTTCATTACCTCCTGTCCATTAGGGGTACGAAATAGCGATCTTATATCTTTGGAAATTTTTTCATCGTTTGCTTTTGAACGAGGAAAATTGTCAATACCTATTTGGTTAGACATCTTGCTCCGTCATCATTTGTTGCTGTTGTTGCTGCTGCGCCATATTTTGTGCTGCCTGAATCAACTGCTCACGATCTACTTTATCACGAACAAGAGTATCAGGAACACCAAACTTCTTGGCGAGATGCACCGCAACATCTTCTGAACTTACAAGAAGGTTTAGAATTTCTGGTCCGAATGTGCCACCAACAAGCTGTAGATATCTTGCTATTGATGATATGTCTTGATTGGCTTGTGCTTGTGCTAATGGAGATGAAGAACGAACCTTTACCTCACGACCATTAATAGTAGGCAAGTCAATACGACCTTGCTTCTTTAGGATGTAAACCACCCGCTGCAATACAGGTTGTACCATTTCAGCTTGAAGCCGACCGAATGCTGAACCAATGCGTCTTGAAAGGTCAGCCATACGCTCTGCTACTTCTGTCGCGCTAGCCGGTGTTTTGTTGGGGTCGCCAAGCATGTCGTTATACAACGCCCGCTTAATGTTATTGCGCATGTCCCCAAGAACAATTTGTGCAACATCAAAGTTGCCAGCGTTCCTGATTGGCTGCAAACCTTGCGACCCCATTGCTTTAGGGATGATTGTCCCTGGGACAAGGTTGATAGTATCAGTGTTAATAATACCATCATCATCCATCTGATAGATGCCAGAGATAGCCATCTGAGCATTTTCAAGTACAAGCTCAATAGTAAGGTTAGTTGTCTTAATTGCAGACAACGCATTAATTAGAGGGCCACGTCCATAGATTTCTCCGCTAGCTTTTGACCAGCGGAAACAAACATATGGGTTAGCACCAGTACCAACAAACCTATCTACTACAATAGTCTCTTGCTCTGGGATGTTAATTACATAAAAGTCGAACCGATCTTCATTGCGCTTTTCATAATTGCGGCAGACGATCTCAACAATCTGTACCTTGCCTTCCGGCTGACTTGCTATTGCTTTGGCGGTTCTTTCCTGAAATACCGCTTTCGGATACGCCACAGGCAGGTCTGCATATTTAAGAGTACGTTGTCTATATACATGGTCAATTTTATCATCCGGACCTGTATCAAGGTATACACTCGGTAACGGAATAGCATTGAACCTGACCGGATTAACAGCGTCACCTTCTTCCACAAGAAGGATACCTGTGCCAACAGCCAAGTCCATAAAAGACTCATGTATTTCTTGCCCAAAGTTTGAATTTTGTATAATTTCAAAAACATAATCTGTCACCTGATCTAAGCTATTATTGACATCATCAGCTTCGGCTTCAGGAATTTCACTGCCAGCCAACAAGTCTGCCCAACGAGCAAAGTTAGGTACAAGGCCAGACTGCAAACGAGATGCAAACTCTTGTGTACCTACAACAGCTGTCTCATCAAAGATCTTATCGTCACGCCTTTGCCCAGGGCTTTCATGAAAAAAGCTTTGCCGCATTGGAAGAGCGTATTCATAACACTCCTCAAACAATGATTCAAAAAGAACACGGTTTGTTTTTGCTTTTTCAAACCGTTCCAGCATACGGCGTGCAACAGTATCCATTAGATGCTCTCATCAAAATAGCCAACGCCACCGGCTTGACCTGAGATCAAAGACCGTTGACCAGAACCGCCTCTTTTCTTGCGGCGCATTTGAGTCTCAAGTCTTTTTTGACGCTCTTCTTTTTGCGCTTCTTCGTTTTGCGCCATCATAGCTTTACGCTCTGCGGCAGCATCTTTAGATTCTTGAGAGACTTCTGGTGCTTTAGGCTTGGATATGCCAAGCAACCCACGACCTAGTTTTGCAATTGGTTTCATAATAGATGAAGTACACATACTAAACTCCTTTATGCGGTAATAACCTTATGCAATGCTAATATGCAACGCACAATTAAAGTCTTGACCACAACCCTTGTCGCCTTGGCTTTGGCCTACGAGAGAAAACATCAAACTCCATCTTTGCTTGAAAAGGCTTACTAGGTGCGGAAACATTACGCAAGATGTTTCTGCCTTCACCAGCACCCATCATTAAATATTGCAATGCATCGTGGATGTGGGAGAAATGATTTTTTTCTGGCTTATCATCAAACCTTTCGCCAGATACCTGCATCCTTTTGTACTGATAGCCACCATCAAAACCCTTGATAAGAGTACGGCATCTAGGGTCAATCAACAAACCAGAGTTGCCTTCAATCATCCTATTAAGAGGTGCATTAACGGATTCAAGACGCAGGGATACATCGTTTGATTGCGCAGGGCGTGCATTTAAACCACATCCTCTAAGAATCTGAAATGGCGTGGACTCATCTGTCTGTGCGCGGAAGTCGCCAGCTGGATCACCAATAATATTTATCTCGCAATCACCATAGCGTGACGATATCTCTTGCCGCAGCACCTCACTAAATCTGACAATCCCCATGTCAAATGCAACAATCTCTTGCAACAAAAGCCACCTGCCCCTTACCTTCTGCCCTATGACAGCCGCAGGAGTAAGGCCAAAGTCAACACCAATATATACAGGCACACCGGAGGCCACAGGGATCTCTTCCTTGGCGACATGCATGTCAGGAGCAAACATGGGATAAACGGGTTTGCCATCTTTTATCGCTCCTAACTTGTTCATTACATAAACATCAATCCAGCTTTTAGTCTTGCCCATCACAATGTTGGGGTAATAATCGCTGCGCATATTGCTTCGGTTTTCTGCACTCTCGTTTGGGACATAGCCTGTGACGCTTCCGTCCTGATCTTTTTCCTCTCTCATGCCAGAGGGTTGTGTATAAAACTGCCAGTTGTCTGGCTTGACTAACATCTTTGCTTCTTCTTTTGGAATGTGGTCTGGTATAGGAACCTCGCCGGACATGATAGGCCACCAATGATCCTCCTCTGGAGCGTTAGTATCTGCAATCACACCTGTCCATGTGCAACCGCCATCTTTCATAGAAGGGAATCGACCAACACGCATTGTGGTTGCATCAATAATACTCTTAGGTATCTCTCTCGCTTCGTTCACCCAAATGCCAGTAAGTTCCAAAGACAATAGTTTCTTGACATCTTCCGGCCTATCAAGAGCCAAAAAGATTATCTCAAGATCTATATCACCCTTCTTTATATGGTGCGTATAAGGAACAGACCAAGTAAACCTGCCCCACTGTTCTTCAGGAAACCAATCAAGCCAAGTCTTAATAGTTGTTGTTTTAAGTTGTGGGTTGGTATTACGAATAATAGCCCAACGGCTGTGGCGAATACCATCTTCTGCTTTTTGCTGTTCAAGTGCGCGGCGAAATATTTCAACGCAGCAGCACACAGATTTGCCGGAACCAACCGGCCCTCTAAGGCCACGAAAGAATACATTAGACTTCATAAAGTCTTTTAATACTTGTCCATCTGGTTTGTACTTAAAGTTCGTCAACCTTGTGTCTCTTTGCTTTCTGTTTCATACGCTCAACAGTGTATGGAGCTAGTGAGGCAATCAACTTATCTGCCTCATAATCAGATTGAAACTCTTTAGGGAAGTATTGCATGTGTACGTTTTTAACTACAATACGAAGCAAGTCACGCTCATGCTTAGTAAGATTATGATAAAACATTAAAGACCTATTGCTCGTGCCACTGAAACCATCAGTGCTATAAACAAACCAATCATTACAATAATCACTGCAAAGATTATTGCAACAGATTTTATATTGTTCATAAACTCTTCTTCTTCACGCATCTTCTTCAGCCTAGCTTTAGTAGCGGCTTCCTTTGCGTCCTGTATGCGTTTAGCACGTTCAGTTACAATGCCCTTCCAAGTGCCATGACCAAAGCGCATGTCAACCATAGTAGCTACTTCTTGCAGTTTTTCAGCTGCCAACTTTGCATCAATAACTTCTTTGGCAACAGTGTCAACGCCAAACTGATCGCCTATGCCACCACCAGATTTTTTATTTCTAGCTTGCTGCGCTTCTTTTTCGCCACGAAACAAATCATCAATTTGCCCAGCTATCTGCCCAATATCTTGAACAGTGCTGATATGTTCTTTAATAAATTTAACTGATTGCTGTACTAACGCAATACCTGTGAGAATTTCAGCAACAGCCATTATCTATACTTCTTTACTTTATCTCGTATCTTTTTAGGCTGGCTGACGAACTGCTTACCAGCTGAACGTCCTGCTCTTTTAGCAGCACTGGTTGCTGCGTACTCTTTCGATGATAACGCTTTGATGGCAGCGGCAGGTAAATATCTTTCACCTGTAGCTTTCGATCCTTGGGTGGATGGATTGCCACTCTTGGTTCTCCACTTTTGCTTAGTCCAGTTTACTAATGACTTCTGTGGTTTCCTCATGATGTATATCCACCACCTTTTGCCTTGTAAGCTTTAGCAAGCATCTGTGCCTTACGCGCAGACCATTGCCCCGAAGCACCACCTTTGTTGCCAGCCTTTATGCGGTTGAACAAAGCCTTGCGCATTGATGGCTTTGTATAGTTGCCAGCTTCATTAACTGCCATTTTTCTTTGACTTCAGTATCTTTTTCTTTAATGCATTAGGCAGCTTCTTTTGCTCACCAGTAAGCATTGACCTCTTTGGTGGACGACCCTTAGTCGAACCATATGTTCCTTTACCCATTGGCATATTACTGCCCTCCTTCTAAGAATGAACGATTGCCGCCACCAGAACGCATTAACCGGCTTGGTCTAATCCTACGTTTTTGTTTTGGCATTGCTGCTTTTGATGTTGTTGCAGAGGATTTTTTATTTGCCTTTTGCGCATCGAATCTTTTTGCAAAGTCAGGATCTGCTTGCTTTATAACATTCAAAAGATTTCCAGATTGAAGTAACATTTTGCCCATACACATTACGCTTTTCCTTCTTTAGCTTTATTACGCTTGCTAATTGCTCTAGCCTTTGCCCTAGCATCAGCTTTTGATGAAGCACCCCACACCTGAAGTGACTTTAGCAGCCTTGTAGGTCTGCCCTTCTCATCCCTCTCTGGACCCTTCATGTTGCCCATCCTTGCGAGGAAGCTGGCTCTGCGTGGGTTGTCGCCTGACTTGACCGGCGGCTTGAGAGTGCCGCCCTTGTAAGATGCGCGACCGGCAGCGTTGAGACCACCTTTGGGGTTCTTTCCTGCGGCTCTTGTCCATGCTGGTGTTCTTGCCATATTAATTATCCAAAAAGCTAGTATCAGTGTCAGGAGACAAAGGTGCTTGAGCAGAACTCATTGCAGGGACTGCACCATCTCTAGTTAATTCTTTTGCATATGAATCGTACAAATCTTTTGTTTGCTGACCAGTTATTCCAAGAGGAATAACATCATCACGCTGACCAGCCTCTGCCGGTGTAACCAACATGCTAGTGAAGGAATCCCACAGCGTTTTACGCTTGTTTGTCATCGGACCCTCAAACACAAACGTGGGTGCTTCAGGTTCAATGTCATTGTCAAAGTCTACGTCAACAACCTGCGCCTCATTAGGAATCTTAATGCGAACACGCAGCGCATCCTCTGCTGGCGCACCATCCGGACCTTCGGGCATGAAGATGCCACCAAGGAATCGAGCCATAGGGTAAACCTCGCCAGTGTTGGAAGTCTCCTTGATAACTTCCTTAAATGCCTCAAAGCCACCACGCGGCTCAAAATCATATGTGTCAAAGATGACATACTGCCCATCCTCCTTGGTCACACCAAACTGACCAAGAGAGTTACGCAACTCATCACCCATTGTAGCTACATCATAATTACGCTCAAAGATGGATGTGTCACCAAACACCTTCATCATCTGCTCATAGTTGATGCTCTCTATCTCGCCATCTTGCATGTCAGGATGAATCTTGGAAACGGCAAACCGCAACGCCTCTAACGCCTCGCCAGATATGTTCCCCTCGTTAATCTCTGAATCAAACGGATCCATGAACTCAGGCAATAAAGAGTTTATAACACCACGCAAGTAGAAGTTCTTATGCGTGGGCATATCTTTTAGCATGTCATTTAATGTTGGCATCGAACCCTGCAACTAAAAATATTTTTAATAGTGCAATATCGCAGATGCATTGAAATTAAATCAACGCACAAACTTAGCCTTTAACCATAGCAAGAAAAACGCCAGCGTCAGTAGTGGATGCAATACTACAAACAACCACACATTAACTTCCTGATATGTAGTGCCAGTAAATAAAGCAAGTTGTTTTAGTAGTTCAACGCCTGTCCAGAAAATAAGATCAATCATTATGTCCTCCGTTGCATATATGCTACAGAGCTTTTTTCAGATACGCAAGAGTGAAGGGCGGGGTCGAGGGGGGCATGTCCGAGTTTTTACCCCCACCCCACTATGACAGATCGATACTCACAGAAATGTCGCCAGCGTGTAGGTGCATGTGCTTGTCGGGAGCCTTGAATCCAGCGCGGTCCAAGATATCCTTGCTCGCTTCCAGCTGCACATAC